GTTGCCCCAGCTGTTGAAGATCCAATATTTATATTTGTTTCTGATCCTGAAACTCCACCAGTTCCAATGTTAATTGTTTTTGTAGCAGTTGTTGCGTTTCCAAATAGTGTTGCAGTAATAGATCCAGCTGGAGTTCCACCAATTGTAAGAGATGTTGCAGCTCCTGCAAAGTTAACTGTAGCTGCAGTTGTATTAAACAAATCTAAAGTTGAACTTGTTGTTGATATGGTTGGAGTCCTAAGAGATGTTACTGCTCCTGCATCTGTTGATCCTATTGTTAATGTTGTTGCTGCTCCTGCAAAATTTACTGTTGTTGCAGTACTATTTACTAAATTAAAGGTACTAGTTCCAGATATTAAAGATGTGCTAATTGTTGGAGAAGACCCAGTTATATAAGAATTAGTGTCAATCGTCCATGTATCTGGTCCAGTTCTTTTTAATAGACCAACTCCTGAAGTAATTGCAGAAATTGCTGTAAGATCTCCGTCAACTGGTTGGTATCCAGATAAAGATGATGACAAGGCGTATGTACTTGTGTCATAAGACCAAGTTCCTGCTGTATTTTTTAGTAACCCAGTTCCAGAACCAAGGGTATCAATTCCTGAAAGATGTGAGCTATAAGCTTGAACATCTGTTCCAATTACAAGACCTAGAGAAGTTCTTCCAGTAGATGCAGTAAGACCTGTGGATCCTCCATCCCACTTGTTTCTGTCCGTGTAGGCAGTATCCCAGTTAGAAGAGTTATTGGCTGTTGTAGTGTATGTTGAATCTGATCCACGAATAAGGATTCCAGCTGTTGATAATGCAGAAATATTAGTAAGGTCTAAATCTTTTGATTGATATAAAGTTGTTGCATTAGTCTGAGTTAAATATGTTGAAGAAGCAGAACTTTGTGTTAAGTAAGTGTCTACAGCTACAGAGGCACTTAAATATTCAAATAATGTTGGCGAAAGTGCATCTATTGCTCTTTGATTTGTAAAATATAAATTACCTGTTTCAGAAATCTGTGAAGTGTTATATGAATTTATTCCTAAAAATGCAGTATTTTGAATTGATGCATCTGGAAATACAAGTTGTCCAGAATTATTAAATGCAAAACTTGCAGATCCTGAATTAGTTATAAGTGTTACACCAGTATCATCATTTAATATTATTGAATTATAACAACTTTGAAGAGTTATTTCACCATCTGTAAACCCATCATGGGATCTAATTACAATTGGATCAATATATTCCCAACCACCTTTTGTAGCAATATTTATTTCATTTGGATCTCTATTGGTCCAAACAGAGCCTGAAGAATCATATGCTAATATATGATTATTTACAGGACCTGTAAAGTCAACATCTTCAAGAAGAAAAAGACTAGTTCCTACCGAGGCTGATTCCCCTATTTCTACATAAGAATATCCATCATATATAAAAAATTGAGCAGTATCATCTTTATACCAAAGATCCCCTTGTGCTGCAGGATATGGTTCTGTTGCACTAATTTGAGCTGCTTCAAAAAGTATTTCTTGATTAGTCCATGCAGAAGATGCGGAGCTCCACATAATAGCATCTCCATCAGTTAAAGAATTTATATAAACATTTGAAAGACTGTCTAAACTATGATTATGAGAGCTTGTTGCTAATCCTGCTTCATCTGCTGTTTGATTAATCCAAAGACTCGATGCTGTATCATATGCAAGAACTTCATTGTTTGCTATGACTCCACTAATTGTTACATCTGTAAGACTTGTGATATCACTAACTGCAGAGACTGTTTCATTTATCCATTTTGAAGTTGTGGTATCCCAAACAAGTGCTTGTCCATCAGTGGGGCTGGTAATTACAATATCTGTAAGATCATCAAGTGCTGTTGGTGGCTGAACTACTCCATTTACTTCTACCCAATAAGTTCCATCATATACATAAAATTCACCAGTATCATTTTTATACCAAGAATCCCCAGTTTCTGGAGAAGCTGGCTCTGTTGTGCTAACGGTTGTTCCACCGCCAGCACCTGCACCAAGGACTGACCAAACTCCTGCTTGGTAAATCTTTGCAACAGATGCTGAAGAATTAAAGTATAGCTCTCCCTCGGATCCACTTATAGGATCTGAAGGTAATACTACTAAATTTAACCCTGTTAAAAATTTCTTTGCCATTTTTTCCTTCTAATATGAGGGGCTAGGGTTTAATCTAGCCCCCCACATACTATATTATACTTTATCCAATTACTACAACACGATATGTGTCAGCAGCAATTGTTGTTGCACTATTAATTTTAATAGTTATAGCAGATGTTGATGTATGTTGTACATCTACTTCTACCTGATTATAATCAGCAGCAACTTCATATACTTGAACTGTTACATCCTTAGTTGCAAGGTTGTGTGTTACAGTCCAGGTACATACTCCACTAGTTGATGTTAGCGATGTGTTATTAACTGCATATTTCTTTGGGAATCCATCAGTTATTAACTTTGACTCTACAGAAGAAATATCAACAGCAAGACCACTACCAGTTGTCAAATAGCTTGTTGAAGCTGTAATGATACTAGCAGTGAATGTTCCAGCACTTCCAGAATTATCTGAATATGTGAAATCAACTGTTGAAGAGTCTGTTAGCATTGTGCCAACTGTATCTTCAACATACTCCTGTAATCCAGTTATATCAGATGTTGCATGGACGTGACCTTCAAGAGAGATAGCAGTTTCGCTACCAAGAAGTCCAGCTGACCATTTATCAGATGATTCATTCCAAATTAAAGAAGCATTGGTTGAATCACCACGCTCAACTTCAAGACCTGCATTTGCTGCAGGAACTCCAGTTACATTGCTATTAAGGGTAATTTGATTATCCTCAACTAGCAAAGTTTCTGTATTTAGAGTTGTTACGCTTCCGCTTACAGTTAGATTTCCAGTTACACCAAGATTTCCTCCGATTGTTACATCATCTGGAAGACCAATTGTAATTGCTCCAGCAGATGCTGAAACAGTTACTTCATTAGCTGTTCCTGAAAGAGATGTAACACCAGTGTTAGAAATAGTTAGAGTTGAACCTTCACCACCTGAACCAGTTACACTGATACCTGCACCAGATGCACTTGCACCTGCTACATAATCACCAGTTGTATCTGCACCAAGAGCGACTGAATCTGCTACAATATCTGCTGTAATTGTTACGTTCTGACTTCCATCAAAACTAACACTACCACTTAAAGAACCACCAAGAGCAATAGATCTAGGTGTCTGCAAAGTGCTAGCAGTACTTGCATTACCAGTTAAAGCACCAGTTACATCTACTGTAATAGAGTTTGGAAGACTTACCGTTACTGCACCAGCAGAACCTGAAACACTTACTTCATTTTCTGTACCTGTAATACTAGTTACACCAGTATTTGCAATTGTAAGAGAATTTCCAGCATCATTATAGTTTAATGAAATTCCAGTTCCACTATCAAGTAAATCATTTACTGCATCACCAATAAATTCAGTAGACCCAACGGCTTCCCAAGATGATCCAGTATATACTTTTAACGTGTTGTCAACAGTGTTAAAGTAAACTTGACCAGCAACTGCACTACCTGGATCTGTAGCCAAATTATGGATAACACCGTTTTGCAATTCATTACGATTTAAATCAATACTTGTTAAAAATTTTCTAGACATATATTTTCACCTCCTTCATTACGATAAATAAGCCCTTCCCGAAAATGCTCCGATAAAGGTTAAAACTACAGTACTTGAATTTGGATAGTTATATGACCCCTCAACAACTGTTCCTGCTGTATCAACTACTGTAATATTAGGGGTAAACCCTAATCCATGTGTTACGTTCCATACCGCAGAGGGTACTGATTGAATGTGAACATAACCAAGCTCTTGACTTCCAACTAAATCTGTTGGAGTTCCCCAACCTGAATCTGTTTTTGGACCATACAAATTCATGTTTGTTGTATTTAAGAAAAAATCTCCAACAATACCAATAGTATTATCTGGAGCAGATGTACCATTAAGTATTCCAGTTCCTCTTCCACCTTGTGGACCAGAGGTTCCTAATTGAACTACTACATTTTCTTCATCAATTGTTATATTATTTATAACTTGATCAATTTCTACCTTTAATTCTGCCATTACCTTGTTACCTCTGGAGTTACATTAAATGTACCTTCGATTAATCTATCAACAATGTTTGATGGACTTACTATTTCTAAATCATAAACGTGATTTCCTGCAGGGAAAGCAGATGTAGCACTTGCTGCAATTAATATATCAATAGTTCCAGCAGATCCTCCAATTGTGATTCCGCTTCCAGAAACTAGGGAAATAATTGGATCATCCGAATAATATGCTTGCCTTACTTGTAATCTTGAAGAATATCCAGATAAATCAATAGGAAGATTATCTAGGGAGTATGTTAGAGTCCTTCTAAAGGTACTACCTTGAGGACAAACAAAGTTTACAAGCCCTGGGGTCATGTTGGGCACTCCTATTTAAATTTTCTTACTCTTTTATTATACCAAACTATTTTATTTCTTATCTGCAATATATGCTACTAGAACGTCTTTAATTACTTTAACTTCACCAGTTAATTGTTTAAGATCTGATTTAATTTCATTTTGATTGGATCCAAGATTATTTACCTTGTCTGCCATGCTAGATCCGCCATTTGGGAATATTTGATGTTCTACACGATCAAGGCGATCTGCTATTGTTCTACCTTTTTCATCTTTACCAAGAATTTTTTCAAATTTTCTTACCGTTGCATATCCAACACCTAATATGGCGGTAAGAGATAAAAACATTTGCCAGTTTTCGACAAACATCGCTATTGAATTATTCATTGTTTTATGGTATACTCCAAAGTAAGACTTAAAAACAATTATAACATATAAATAACATAGGAGTTAATAAATGCCCGAAACTAAAGAAGAAGTAAAAAAAGTATTGAAAATTTCAGATCGTTGTGATAGATGTGGTGCTCAAGCTTTTGTACTTGCTACTGGAGTTTCGGGGGAATTATTATTCTGTGGTCATCATTATAATAAATATGAATATGCAATTACTCAATGGGCTTATAAGATTGTTAATGAATTAGATACTATTAATGAAAAGTCTGCAAGTAGTAATATTTAAGATATTTCTTCCCAGTTTAAAATTTCTTCATTCCAAATATAGCTACCCTCTGGTCTTTCTATTGGTGAATTCCATAAACAAGTTTCTTCATTTAAAATCCAAGAGTTAAAAGGTTTTGGTGAAATAAATGCATCAAGCTCTAAATTATAAGAATATCCTATTCCAGCATAGTTCTTTCTAATATTTCCATTGTATGAGGTACGAATACAAGTTTGATTTCTAAAATTACCATACCAGATTTCTGGGGATTCTCCCTCAATTAATTCTGTTTCATCAATACCAACAATAACTTCAGTTACAATGTTGTTTTCATCTAAAAATGCGTAATGTGCCATTACCAACTCACCGTTCCTGTACCTGCTGTAAATTGATAAACTCTATATCCAGAACGGGTTGGTTGGGTATAAGTTAAACCTGCAGAAATAGATGATAGTGCTGGATAAGTATCTGGATATGCAATAATTACAATACCTGAACCACCAGCTGCTCCATTAAAATTGTATCCACCACCTGAACCACCACCGCCACCAGTATTTGCAGATCCAGCAGTACCAGCACTGGCAGCACCAGTACCACCAGCACCACCACCACCGTTTCCACCAGCACCACCTGAGCCAGAGTGAGGAGAGCCACCGCCACCGCCAGCCCTAAATGTTGCAGTTCCAGTTATTGAAGAGGAAACGCCAACTCCACCAGCCCCACCTTGATTGTTACTGGGAGTATTTTGCCCAACTCCTCCAGCACCACCACCACCTGCTCCAGACCTTGATGCACCATCCGCTCCATTTCCATCTCCGCCTTTAAATCCTTGAAATGCAGTTCCAGCACCTCCAGCAGAAGAAACAGATCCACCACCACCAGAACCACCAGCAACTCCAGCCCCACCGCTAGAGCGACCACCGCCACCACCAAGTGAAACAATCCCAGCAAATGAACTATCTTGCCCATTTGCCCCTACTCCTTCGCCTGTTGCCCCAGCACCGCCAGCACCAATTGTTATGCTGTAAGAAACACCAACTTGAGCACTAAATCTTTCTGCACTTGCTGTTCCTCCACCTGAAAGTTCAGAAAATGTACTTGAACGGTATCCGCCAGCACCGCCACCACACCCAGCGTTATAACCACCACCACCGCCACCAGCAATAATTAAATAATCAACAATAGGTCGTTTTATATATCGTGATGGATTACTTAGTTCTACATCTTGACCAAACCAAGTACTTACTTGGCTAGATGAAACCATTCTATTTAAGGGATTAGCCATTAGGTAATCCTATTTACATAACCTGAAATCGTAATGACATTTGTAGTTGCAGCATAAGCAGCAACTGTATTAGCAGCACTACCAGTGCCAGTTAAAATTAAACCAGGAACAACTAAAGTTAATCCAGAAGTAGCAGGAATAGATAATTTAATATCATTATCAACTGCTGTTGTTCCACCAAATTGAATTGTTAATACTACTGCTGCTGCTGAAGAATTATATGCATATAGCCAAATTTCATCTTGTATTGTTGCTGATGTTCCAGTTGCGTGAATAGTTGTACCAACTGAGGCAGTAGCAGCAACCTTAATTGCTTTACCTTGTGTTGATCCTGAAAGTTTTTCTTTTGAAAAAGTTGCCATGATTATATTATACCTTATCCAAATACCTGTATTGCTATTATGAGCTGAGCGTCATCTGATGTTGGTGTTGGACCAGGATCTCCTTGTGGTCCCTGTGGTCCTTCTGGTCCTTCTGGTCCAGGATCTCCATTTACTCCATTCATTCCAGCTGCTCCAGCTGATCCAGCTATTCCTTCTGGTCCCTGTGGTCCTTCTGGTCCCTGTGGTCCAGCTGCTCCAGCTGCTCCAGCTAGTCCTTCTAATCCAACTTCTCCATTTAATCCAGTTAGGCTAACATCACAGGTATTTGATTCCCACATAGCTGTAGGTTGTTGAATAATATCTACAGTATAGCTATTAGATCCAACACTTGATATATTTCCAATAATATTTCTAGATGCATTATAATATGTAGGTAATGGTGAATTAATAGTATCTCTTTCAAAAATCCAACTAGAAGTAACTGTTGCTGAGGCTGGAGCAGTTAGTGTCTGAGGGTATCCAGTAATTACTGTTCCAGAGACAGTGTCTACAAAAAGTTGAATTACCCATCCAGATCCATTTGCAGCACTTGCTGTTATATATTTATTAGGATATATGTCCATAGGGGAAGAAGTATTAAATGTTACCAGTTGGTATTCTAAAGATGCTGAATTTAATGCACTAGCTGATGTTGCTGAAGCAGAAAGGACTGGATTAAGTTCTCCAACATCATAAATATTTTTAAGTTTTACATTATCTCCTACTGAATATGCATAATCATTAACATCTACATAAACTAATACATCTGAACCAAAACTTCCAGGTATAGTTCCAAGAGCTACATCCGTTGTAGCATTTAATAGATTAAATCCTTTTGCTGCAGACTGTGCCTCTAACTTTGTTGCATATATTGTAGAAGCATTTACCTGTGTTAAATATGTAGAACTTGCAGAAGTTTTAGTAAGATAGTTAGTAGAAGCAGATGCTTGTGTTAAATATAAAGAACTTGCTGTAGATGTATCTAATTTATTTCCAAGTGCTGTTGTAATTGTGGATGCATAGTTAGCGTCATCACCTAGTGCTGCTGCAAGTTCATTAAGAGTATTTAATGTTGAGGGTGCAGAGTCTACAATTGCTGCAACTGCTGCTGCAGAAGCGGAACTTAAATCAATATTATTTAATTCAGTCTTTGTAGCATATGTTGTACTTGCAGAAGCTTGTGTAAGGTAGGTTGTAGATGCAGAACTTTGTGTTAAATATGGGGATAAATTAATATTTCCAACTTCCTGATCTACATATGAAACTGTAGCAAAAGTATCAGGGATAACACTTGCAGATATTTTTCCACCCACAATTTCGGGGTAATCAGCAGTTAAATCAATACCAATAATATCCCAGGCAGTTCCATTAAATTCATATCCGTCAAAAATTTGATTTACAGAAGCGGATCCAGGAAATATTGTAGCCATAGTAATCTAATTATATCATTATATAAACTACTATGCTAATTAGTCTATTTCAATAACTTCTACAATATTGTCATTTGGCTTTGATGGGTCATAACCACCTATCCCGTAAGTAATTTGTTGAGCCATTATGTTGCCCTCAAATATGCTGATACAATTCCATTAGTTTGTGAAAATGCTGCAGATGCTGAAGCTGGAAATGCTCCAGTAACTGATGATTCTTCATAACCAGATATCATATTTGTAAATGTATTTGTTGAAAACATTCTTTGTACACCCTGTATACTAGATTGATTTCCACCACTTCCAAAAAAAAGAGAACTTCCAGATTGCATATTATGTGCTAGCCAATACCATCCAGGAGTTAAACTTTGATTAATAGTAATTAAATATGCAGTATTGTTTGTAGAATAAGCAACCGTTCCAGCATCTAAAACTAAAGTTCCTGGTTTACCACCTGAATCTGTATAAATTCCAAGTCTTGCAGCTCCAGCAGTAGTGACTGTTCCAGTTGAACATCCAATTCTGTCAAATGATGTAGTTTGTCCTACATAAAAGTGTCCAAAATTTGTAGAATTTAAATTACATGAAATTCCGCTGTTATTTGCTCCTGGGTTTTTATAATATGAACCAGAGACAAAGGGTAGGTATGCTGGAGAAGTTGCAGAAGATTGAGCTAAATATGTAGCAGAAGCTGAAGCCTGGGTTAGGTATGTAGTAGAAGCAGAAGATTGAGCTAAATATGTAGCAGAAGCTGAAGCCTGGGTTAGGTATGTAGTAGAAGCAGAAGAAATAGTTAAATATGTTGATAAATCAACTTCTCCACCAAAGTAACTTAAATCAGACCATACACTAGATCCATTTCCAATTTTAAATTTTCCAGTATTTGTTTCAAATCCAATTTCACCTGAAAAAAGGGTAGGATTAATACTAGTCCAGTTTGCTGAAGTATCTCTTCTTAATTGAATTTTAGTTGTCATAATAACTAATTATATCACTAAGTCTTGATGATAAAGTTAACTACTGTGGATGGTTGCATATTTTGATGTGCAGTACCGCCACCCTGAGCAGCAAGATCATGTCGGTGATTAGTGTCTGTTCCATAAATACCGTGATTGTGAGGACCATCGCCAGCAGTGGTTACTAAGTAATTACCACCAGTTGATTTAGCATTAATAAGCCAGTTAATTTCAGTGGAATTAGCAAGAGAACCAGCAATTTCAATTGCAGTATTTATGTTATGTTGATGATCTCCACCACCAGCAGTAGTGTGATCGTGAGATGTGCTGCGGTCCATCCAAGAAGTCTTAGCAACAGAACCAGCACCATCACCAACGTCAAGATTGTGAGCGTGAGAAGGCATTTCACTAATTGAAAGTGCTACAGTTTCAGCACCAGCTGTAGCACCAATAGTGTTTCTTGCAGTTAATCCACTACCACTTCCATATCCAATTGGAGCACGACCACGCAAGTCAGGAACTGTTGCACCAACTACTGCAGCAAGGGCAGCATATCCAGAAGTTGATTGACCATTGCATAATAGCCAACCAGTAGGTGCTGTAGTTCCACCATACATAACAATAGTTCCAACTGGGGTAGCAGGTAGTGGAGCATAAGTAACTGAGGCAGATGCTTGTGTTAGGTAAATTGTTGAGGCAGAAGCCTGTGTAAGATAAGTTGTTGAGGCAGAAGCCTGACTAAGTAAAGAGTTTAGCTGAGTTGCATTGGTTGTTCTAACAATTGTTACTGTTGCCATAATGTTTAATTATACCATTATTCAAAAACTCGCAAAAAATCCGCAAATTAAAAACGCAAAATTCGGCGAAATAGTATACCCTCTTACCCCCTTATAACTTCGTTATATATGGAAGGTATTTATAATATGCAGATATTCCCTTATATGAAGACTATACTCTTTTTTGATGATCTTTGAACTTTTGTCCGAATGCATGAATTCCATTAAAATATTTTCTACCTGAATAATGTGCTTTTTCCTTATCTTCATTAAGTCTTTGACGACCTAGTTCATTTGCATCATTTTGTTCATTTTTAATAAGCTCTTCTGAGAAATATTTATTAACAGTATCTAGTTCAAATTCCTCTACAAAGTATCTAGGGATAGGAATAAAGGCAGCTAGAGGATCACCTTTTTTAACACTAACTACCCTGTTGGGATCGGTTAGCTTTAGATTAAAGGAAAAGTCTCGTCTTATCTGGTCTGCCTCAATTACTGCTGTCATTGCTTGCATTCCTGGAATAAAGAAGTTTGGGGCAGCAATGGTCATTAAGTTAATTCCTGGAGGGGTTTTAAATTGAAAGTTATTTTGAATGGTTAAGATGCCTTCAGCAAATCCTGGACTAACTTGTTGCATGGAAAGGGACTCTCCTGGCTCATATATGTTAATATGAATATCATTAGGGTTTCCAAGGGATCCATCCCAGGTTGCATCAAAATCATATGCTGCCTTGATAATAAAACCGTATTGATTTCCTATATTAAGGGGAAGACAATAGTAGGCATGGTTACTAAGCCAGTCTCTTTTAATATTACCCTTTAAAGATTCTACAATTTCTGGATATCTATCATATTGATCATCTCTACCAGAAAAAGGAATTATTAGGATTTTGTCCTCAGGAACCTCAAAACCAGGATCGTTGATATAGTTCAATTAAAGAACCCATCCATCAAAGTATTTCTCATCCTGAGTCCAGAACGAGGCAAGGGTATATCTAACACCATCTTCTATTTTAGATACGCCATGAAGGTGCTCTGGGTCTCCTGGGTGTATTGCAAGTTTTCCAACGGCAGGGGCAATGTCAAAATTATGATTTGGATAATATGTATGTCCACCAGAGTAATTATCATTTAAATATATAATAGCTCCATACTCTCTATGATTAAACCATTCTAATGATTCTTTATTATCTTCATGAGCATCTGTCATATCGTCACAATGTGGGGCTTGTTCCATTCCAGGAAACCAACGAATGACTTGAAATAGATCTGGATATATTTCTGATAGGTTATATGAGTCTTTTATTGCATTTGCCACTCTTTGACGAATATCATATAACATTTCCCCGATTTCTTTGTCATGAGAATAAAGATGTTGAGCATTTAAGCTTCTATTACTCCAGAACTCTGATCCACCTTGTTCCCATGGCTCTATGCCTTTTACAAATTCTAAAATTTTATTAGATTCTTCTATAGATATAAAGTT